TCGCGTCGTCGAGAAGGAATCCGAACTCTGCCGCGAACGCCTGGCGGATGAACGCTTCGAGGGCGGTTGCATCCTGCAGGAGCTCGTCGGTCGCGTAGCAGAGGCCGATGAGCTTATGGAGGGTCAATTCGATCTGACGGAATTTCGGCTTAGAGGCGGTCTTCTGCGCAGCCTCATCCTTCCAGTAACCGATCACACCGCCAGAGCGGGAAGAGGCCCGGCTGGTTTCATCCACGCCATTGATCTTGATCCCGTTGGAATTGCCGGAAATCTGAATCCGCCGGCAACGTGACGGGAGGATGCCCGTGTTGAAAACATCCCGCAAAAGCCCGGACTGAAAATCGGTCTGAACCAGGAACCCGCCGTCCGAAGGGGTCGTCTCGTTGAGTCCGGTTGCGTTGTAGAGACGCGGGTCAATCCGCCCGCCCGGCATATCCGCCTGGACGACAGCGGCAAGCTGCTGGCCGAAGCTGGAAAACCGTTCGGGATTGTCCGGAGCGGCGGGCCGTGAGTTTCTGGGAACGGTGGCGGGCGGCTCGGGGGCCTCAAGCGCCCGCGCAACCCTCTCCTGCCTTTCAAGGGTCGCCACGGTCTTGTTGATCTCCTCGACCGTGTCCATGATTTCATTTTTCAAGGCGATTTCGGCATCGGTAAAATCCCGGTTCTCACCCTGAACCTTCGCGTCGATGTCGCCGATCTTCTTCATCAACGCCTTAATATCTTCTCGATATTGACTGATCGTCTTCATTCTATTTTCCTCCTTTGGAAAATGTCTTCAATGTGATGGTGCTGCAATCTCCGCCCGTGTCAGCAAGTCGGCGATGCGGTCCTTCTTCTTTGGCTCAACATCACGAGGAGCCGGGGCCGGTTCCGGCGGATCTACATCACGCAGATCTCCAGGGAAGCCCTTTGCAAGAATGGTTTTCGCCTGTTTGAGAGAAAAGCCTGCATCGCGTAAGCCCTTCTCTGCTTCCTTGACTGATGGGGTTTGTTTCTTTTCTGATATATCTTTCGGGATATTCTTAAATCCCGCCTTCGCCATGATGGGTATAAACTTCGCGCAAGCGGCCATGTCGATCTCACCCGCGAGTTCATCAACAAAACCCATTTCAAGAGCCTCCTCCGCCGTCATCCAGGTCTCGGCGGCCATCAGGTCACTGATTTCCTTTTCGTCTTTTTTGGTCTTTGAAATGTAGGTGGTTGCAATAGAGCCGTTGACTTTATCCAGTTTGTCGGCAAAGTCGCGCATATCATCAGAGTTCCCCATGACCATACCGGATGCCTTATGGATCATGAACAGGGCATTCTCGGCCATCACTACCCTGTCGCCAGCGAGTGCGATCACTGAGGCGATAGAGGCGGCGAGTCCGTCAATGTAGGTCGTGACATTGGCCGGATGCTGTTTTAAGAGGTTATAAATCGTGATGCCATCAAACACGAGGCCGCCAGGGGAATTGATATGAAGATCAATCTGGGATGCCTTGATCTCGGAAAGCTCTTTTTGAAATTTCTTCGCCGTGATCCCATCGCCCGTCCAGAAGTCCTCCCCGATTTCCTCGTAAATCCAGATTTCGGCCTTGTCGGCCTTGTTCTCGATCTTGTACCACTTATTCATCGTTGCCTCCTTCGCCCTGCTTCTTCGTGGGCGCGGGTTTCGGTTCCTGCGGCTTCCCTGCATTTTCCAGCGTGGTCATATTGGCCTGTACAAGCCGTTTTTGACCCAAGTCATTTGCAAGCGTTGGCATATCCTCTAAATCGAGAACGTCATCGATACAGAACACGCCCCGATCAAGCATGGCCGTGTAGAACTCCGTCCGCGCCGCCGTGTCCGCCCTAAGAAGCCCCTTGACGTTATGTTTGAAATAGAGTTTCCCCCGTCCCGATCTGTTTCGTTCGGTCTCGGTCAAAAGCTGGATGTCGTAGGATTGTTCGAGTTCAACGAGGTCAGGGAGAATCCGGTCCCGAAGAAAAGAAGCGTCCTCGGATTCGATGTTGTTGAAGCTGGACCGGGTGAGGTCTTTGAGCTTGTGAGGCGGGACATTGAACCACCTTGCCACTTCCTGAATGCCGAATTGACGACTTTCGAGGAACTGCGAATCCTCCATAGGAATCGCCAGGTTTTTGATCTCCATTCCCGCATCGGGGAGCATCATGAGGTCATGGGATTTGCCTAGCCCCGAATAAACTTCCTTGATTGCCTCCCGCGCCGTCTTGATGTCTTTAATGTCGTTCTTGTATGAAATGACCGAGGAAGGATGAGTACCCCGGCCAAAGTAATTCGACCCGAAAGTTTCCATTGCCATCCCCAGACCGATTGATTTTCGGGCGATACCGATTCTTGACATACCAATAAAACCGTCTTCGCTGGGGCCAATGAGGTGTAATACCTTAGGTCGTGGAAGAACCACGTTAGGGCCGCCTGGCATCATGATTGAATAATATAGCTGCCCGTTCTCGATCAGAGGTGAAACCCGGCCCGGATGAATGGGCCACATCTGGATTATTTCACCGTACCCGTTCCTCACTATCTCATCATAGGAATTGCCCCAGGTTAGCACGCTGGAAATCTGTATCTGTCGCCCTTTTTTGGCCGTTAGAAAAGGGTTCCATTGATTGTGCATGACGTTGAAGAGCTTGTAATCCTCTGCTATGCGACCTTTTTTGTCGCTGCCTTGCATTAGGTTTAGGGGAAGGGCGGCAATGGTGCTGGATATGAGTTCAACGGCATTCCAGACGGCAGCATAAGTAAGCGCGGTTGTTTCTGTGACGTTTTCGCCGGATAGAGATTGAGAGCCCGCAAAGTTCCACAAAGACCGGTCCCAGGCCCTCGGGTCAGTTACCGAAAGATTTTTGAAATACCTGGCAGACTGTAGAAGCCGTTGAAAAATGTTCACTTCATAACCGCAATCCGTCTTGAAGGTGAATGGAACTTACCTTGACTATGCGGCTATAGTGTGAGCACAAAATTAAGTTTTGTCTAAGCGGAAAGGGACAAGAAAGGACATGAACGGAAAATATATTTAGTCGATGCTTTCTTTTTGAAGAGAAAGGGCATCTTCCCGGCGTACCCGCCAGCCCGAAACGACCTTGACGGCCAAGAGCTTGCCGGTTGCAATCCATCCACGGACGGTCTTTGGCTTCACGCCGTAATACGTCGCCACGTCGTCAATCTTCAAAAGTTCTTTGTCTGGAAGGGTTGTCATTGATTATAGCCTCATCCTCTCAATGATCTGTTCTTTTGTTAACCCATTAAGCGCCGACTTCACACTCTTCGCCTCCGGGTTCATCGCCATGAGGGCCACCGCCGACAGCCCCGCCATAAGTGGGTCGATCTTCCCTGTTCCGCTTGCCTGTTTTGTGATCAGGATCGCATTGCCTTTTGGTTCTACCCGCGCATTCCCGACGCACCACTGCATCATCCGTGATCCGCTGTGAATGATGGACTTTGATGCAACTTTGACTTCCATCGTCTTGATCGCACTATTGAGACGCCAGCCCTGAGAAATACCAACGATCCGGTCGTGCTCGATCTTTCCTTCCCCTTTTTCGTCGCCGTTCTCTAACTCGTCAGCAATAAGACCGGTTCCGGACGGGTCCACGCCGATCCGGTCAAGTAAACCTGAGGCATCCAGTTTGCGGACGATATCACCGACTTCCTTGATGCCTTGCTCAACTTCCGCGACGATGGTCAAGTCGCCGTCCTTTTCAAAGTCCCGATATTTCGTGGCCTCTGATTTCCGGCGTTCAAGGGCGATTTCATGCGCCCAAGCGTGCGCCCAAAGTAGCCAGGTGCCGGATTCGGTTTCACGGCCCAGGACGGCAAACCCAAGAAGGTCATCCAATCCGCCGCCGTCAACGCCGATCTCGATCACGTCCGATTTTTCAAGGATCAGTTCAAGCGTCACTTCCCCCGCCGCCGCTTCCCAGAAGGCAGTACCAGCCCATGCCTGAGCCTTTGCACTCATGGCGATTTGTATATTTAAGTGTTTGGCGAGGAAGCCCTGCATGGACTGTTCGCCCGCCTCTTGTGCCTTTTTATATTCACGGTCAAGAAAAGCCTCATCAACCGAAGCGCCCAAGTTCGGGTTGGTGATGAACCAATGTTTTTTGTCGAGATACTTTTTGTCTGGAAGGAATGACGCCGGGTATTCGTACAGGACCGGGAGAAAGGTGTTGTCATCAATCCGCCCATCACGGACGCCACGGGCATAGTCAAGTTTTTGGGCGAAGATCCCCGCGGGCGCTTCGTCTGATTGAGTCGTCAGCCAAATGACAAACCCTTCAGGGCGGGATGCAAGACCACCACACGCCTCACGGAGCATATTCTCGGCGTTCGGCATTTTTCCAAATAGCCACGCCTCATCTATCAGAACCCCTGTTGCCTTTTTCCCGCCTACGGTTTCGTTCGCTGCGGCAACGACCTTTAACGTCGCTCCGGTATTTCGATGCGTGATCATCCGGTAGTGCTCTTGGACAAGCATCAAATCAGATAGCTCCTCATCGGCCCGCACCATGTCACGGGCAGGATTAAATGAGTTCGATGCCACCTCCACGGTCGGCGCAAGGATTAAAAATTCAGCAGACTCCCTCCAGTTGCGGATTAATGCCGTCATCATCACAGCGGCAGCGGTCGAGCTTTTTGAATTCTTCTTGCTAATTAAGAGGAAATATTCTGATATTAAGCGCCGCCCGGCTTCTTTGTCGTACGATCCAAAGATTGACGCGACGAAATCAAAGACCCACTGACGCCCGACTTCTCCGTAAGTCGGCCCGTGCAGGACATCGACAAGACGGAGCTCTTTGAACACAGCAAGCGCCTCATCCGCCTCTGTGGTGAACAACGGCGGGAAGGTGATCAGGCTTTCACCTTTCAGGATGCGAGATTCCCAGTCAGGACAAGAGGTTGACCAAGTCATGATTTCACCGTGATTAGGTGGTTATCTATAATCCACCTCATGATTTTTTCAGGGTCAAACGAATATACTTTTTCGCGTGCGGCGTTTTCACAAAGCAATTCCCCTCGTGGAAATCCTTTAGGACGCTTAAAGTGGCGAGGGAAAACCAGTGTTATGCCGATAGCGCCACCCTTTACCCTTGCATTTAGTGCGGCATTAAAAAGTTCTTCTGCTGTCATCATTTCACCACGCTCAACGGCGGCCTGCCAGCCGCAAACTTGCCTTGTCCTGCCCGCCGCGCCGCCTCGTTTTTCTCGTCCTTCTTGCCCTGCTTCTCCCCTACCCGCGCCGTTGTGTAGGGCAGTAGCG